AAGCAGAGTTAAGAGAAATCTTCTTCGCCATTTGAATGTTGTTACATCTGGCGATTTCCTTTTCAAGTGCCTTAGTAGGCGTCTTCTCATACTGCTGCTTGGCAGCAAGCATTTTCTTTTTGAATACAACTCGGTCACCATACATCTTCTCCATCAGTTCTGGAAGAAATCCACGCACGTCCTTCCGATACTGTGCACCATTGGCACAGACTGCATACTCACCCTCGATCTTTACCTCCTTATTAAGGATTCGATCAACTGTTGCCGTGGGGTGTCGTTCCTCCACGAGCGTCTCTGGGGAGATATTATATTGCATAATAAGATGAGGATACAGAGAGTTAAGGTCAAAACTGACAACCCAATCATAGACTCCCGGAATCGGTTCCTTGACATATGCCCCCGCATACTTATCGTTCTTTACGATACCTCGCTCCTTCTCAGGAACAACGATGCCACGTTTACGTAAGTAGTTATAAATGATCGTGTCCCACATGCGTACTTGGAAGAACACATCTTCATAATTTACCTTTGCGTCATATGCAAGAGTGATCGCAAGTTCAATTAGTTTGATCTTATCCTCAATACGGTCAACCAGTTCTACGTCAATCTTGTTGTATTCAACAAAGGTATCCCAGTCTTTTGTATAGAACTCTTTGAATGTATCGTATTGTGTGTGATCAAGTTTTCGTTCACCCAGTTCATCATTTGCAACTGTATCCAAACGATAGTTCTCTGGATTCTTGAATGAATACTTCTTATAGAGTTGAAGATAGTCAAGGATAGAGATCCCTGCAATCTCATACGTGGTTACAGTATCACCACGAATCTCAGTTTCCTTTCCCCGTACAAAGTTCCAGACAGAAAGTTTCTTAGTGTATTTCTCACCAAGAACTCGTGAGATTCTTCCAACGATATATGGAATATCGTAGAACTCAACGTTCCATCCAGTAATCACTTCTGGATTATTATTTTCCCACCAGTGCAGGAATGCATGAAGTAGTGCTTGCTCATCAGCACACTTGATGTACCTATACTTTGGAAACTTTTTATCAAAGGGGCGAGATCCCCAACAAATAATCTCCTTAGTGGAGTAGTCCTGAACTGTGATCAGGAGGATTTCTTCTGCACAGTTTTTGGGATCTGGAAATCCATACTCAGACGCAACCTCAATATCAAGAGTCAGCAACTTGATCTCATTGATGTCAAACTTGATATCATCTTCAGGGTACGTATCAGAAATATACTGATAGATGGAGTTGTCATTACCATGAATGGTAAATCCATCAATGTCTTTATATTGTTTGATGAAGTCCCTGGTTTCTTTGATCTTGCCTGGTTGAATTTCTTTTACGTATGAACCATCTAGAGTTTTATATTCTGTGGGAGCATCACTGTTCAGAAACAGTGTGGGACGATATTCGATCTTATCTTTGTACCGTTCTCCATTCTCATATCCACGGACGTAGATGCTGTTTCCGATGAGTTTTACGTTCGTGTACCAGCGCATTATTTGATGAGGGTTTCGTATTTTTCAAGGATTGTAGGACGAGGATCTGTCAAAGTCAAGATCTTATCCGATGACATCATGAAGGTATCGGCACTGGTTACATCTGATAACCATGGTTCCAGCATGTTACCTTCACAAATCAGAAATGGTTTCGTTAGTTTACAATCGGGTTCTCCCAACTCAGATCCAACTTCATCAATTGTTGAGATGAGATTTACACCACTAACCAACACTACTACTTTAATCATCACTCTTCTCCAAAACGTTAGTAACGTACATGTCCATCACTTTATCAACAGGTTCAACAATAGTAACAACCCAATCAGCAGGGATTGGAATTGTCTTATCTTTAGAGACAGGCATCCAGGGAGTGAACTGAATATCAGCGGTAGTTTTTCCATCCGCAACCACTGGGTCACTAAAGTTGACAACGTATGGGAGACGCAGATTATATCCCAAGACACGGGAATCAACTTGCATCTCTTTGATGTCAGCAATCACTTCCTCTCCAGATTTCAGCAATGCTACTTTTACAGTCATTTTAATTCCAATCTCCAAATCATTATACCAATAAAAAAGGGAGGCGTCAACTGGATTTTGCCAGTTACCTCCCCGTCAGCGACGACGATATTCAGTTTTTATTTAGTCAGGATGTGTCATGGTAAGATTGGCGACAGCGTGAACCAACTAAAAAGAGACATTACTGATCCAATTAGTAGTGTAGCGGTGGTGAAGTTCATGTATCCTCCTCCAGAGTACGAAACTATTTAGATTATAGTGTATCATGTTGATACATTTCTGTATCCGTTGCAGCACAATATAGTCAGCAATCAAAGATATGTCTTTCTTTGATGATGCTCTGGAACAACCTTTTTAAGGACGACGCTTAGTAACCCATCCTCAAAAGTAACTGATCCAACTTCCGTTTCGTCGCTGAGGGTCCATGCTCTCGTGAAACTTCGTTGAGCCATGCCTCTATGGAGGTAATTTGTGCTGGACTCAACATCCTCCTTTTGTCCTTCGACAAAAAGTTTTCCGTCCTGTGTGTAGACATTGATTTCTTCCTTTTTAAATCCTGCGAGTGCTAACTCAAGCAGAGACTCTACATTACTAACTTGAATTAGATTGTATGGCGGATAGTTCGATGACGTTTCGTGCTGCTTAAACAGTCTATCGAATGTTTCATCCATTCCTATACTGTACTTATTTATACGTTCAATGAGCGCAGGAAGATCTGTCGCTGTGTAGCGTGTGAGGTTACCCATTTTACTTCTCCTTGAAAAGCGAGATTTGATTGTGTGGACCCCGAAGGCATCCAAACATATTTATAACACAAACATAAAAAAAGAGATACGGTGAAAACCGTACCTCTTTGGGTGTTCCGACTTTTGAAGCGACCGCACGAAAGATCGCATCAATATTTATGACTCTTCTGGTTTCTTTTTCTTGGAACCGATATTATATTTTTGTTCCAGTTGCCATTCACTCTTCTCTTTGTAAGCAATAACCTTGATCTGATTGAGTGGCGCAATGTCAAGGATCTGCTCTTCGACTAAGACCGTAATGAGTCCCCAGTCAGATAGGAGTCGAATAATTCTATTTCTTCTCTGCATATCATTGACGGTAATGTTTGCACGTTTACCATCAAGTGCGAATAGTTCCTTAAAGTGAGTAATATAATACTTACCTTGCTTGTGTAAAATATGTGCGCTCTGGTACAACTTCTTTTCTTTTCTAGAAGCAACACCGATTCGGGTTAGCGTCTCACGAACCTTCAAGAAATCGTCTGGTTCATTCAGAGAAACCTCCACCATCATGGAGGGATTCCAATTTACTTGCGGTTCCATAGTTTGGTTGTTCATGTGCCACCAGTCTCAAGTTTTGATTTAATAAATTTGATTTGCTCTTTTGATAAAATCTTCAATGCCTGCAATGCCTTCTGATCACTATACGAATAGTACTTCTTTACGCACTCAAGATCACTAACCTTATCTTTTCGGATCCAGGGAGAGAATCTCTTCTTTTTCCTCAGACTATTTAGATAAAATGAATATTGCATATCTTTAGGGAGTGCGTTGTGAATGTTCATTTCATTTGCGTAGAAGATGCAATCCAAATGTCCAGAGAAACACCTGTTAACAATGTATGGTGGATAATCTTTAATTACTGAAGGATCATCTTCAATAAGATTCTTCTTCGTCATATTAATTGAGTTCAACCAATCTTTGAGTTCCATTATTTAAATACCGCAGTTACACTAACAATTGTTGCTCCAGGATTTCTTGCTAAGGCAACTTCCCTAGCGTCTTGATAATCCCGTGCAATTACAGTCTCTTTAAAGACTTTTCCCGCCTTGAACAGAGTCACTTCACAAGTCATCGAATAATCTCCAAATCCTTTCCGGGTTTCCAAAGTTCAAGTTCGGTTCTAACACGTCCTTGAGATTTTAATTTTTCATATCTCTTGGTTGCTTTCTTCTTCCACCAAGCGATGACTTCATCAGGTTCATACCCGAAGTTAGAAATGTAATACCTCTTCTTTTCAGTGAGAGATTTTGCGTGTTCAATACAATCGTTGAATTGTTTTAGTTTATCTTTATCCTTCAAAGAGTTCTTGATGATAGAAATCATCTTAGTCTGAATCTTTAGTTTCTTTGAGGACTTGTCTGCAGAGATGAGTCTTTCTCCACCATTGGCATTGTTGTTAAACCACCAGAACATCTCTCTGAAATAATCATCATGAAAGAGTGGTAGAAATTTACTTTCAGTATCACCAATATGTCTCATGTAAGGTTTGAGACCATCATACATGGAAACACCTTTGGTTGTACCATACAATGAAGTTGTTTCAAAGCATGTGAGATCTGTACCATACTTATCATCAAACTGCCGCTTCAATTCATTTGATGATGCCAGTAACGCGAGAAGTTTGCCACCCAAGTAATTGAATCCAAATGGTTGAGTTGGTACAATATTGAAACCCATAACAAAATGCTTATTAATGTGAGCAAGAGGAAGAATTTCACCAAAGTACTCATTTCTTGGTTTACTGTTGATGGTAGGAGATCCAAAACGAACAACACCAACAATCTTTCCACTGTTGGTTTCTACAACAATCCACTTCAAAGTTCTACCAGGAATTGCTTCCTCAATAGCATTTGAAGCGGTATCATTCAGAATTTCTGAATATAGATCTTGATTGTATCTAGTCTGTCT